TCCAAGCAGAGTCGCCATATAGTCGACAGTTGATGTCGAAATGACGTGTATTTTAATTACCTATTCAGTAGATTATAAATCGAATCTTGTAAAGAAAACAAGGGTTTTTAGGGAAATAATGTACAGCTAAGAAACTGTGTGATGGATAAAATTTAAGAATGAAAACCAGGTGTCCTAACCGATAGACGAAGGGGTCAAAGACCAGAAATCAGCCATTTATTGCAGCTTTTTTAGTACCAGAAGTCGACTCATTTTTGCCTTGTCGACCATTAGTCGCCAAAATAATCGACTCCATAGCTTCTTTTAAACTATCAATAGAATTGGTTGATTTCATAATTTCGTCCTTTATCGTGATTTGTGTTGTTTGACAATCAGAAAAGGCTCTGAAGCATATAGTCTGGTATTTAAGATTAACCATTGCGATTATATCTATTTGATTTTTATTATAATGTCTTCCTGTTTTTGTTCTACCTTTGCGAATATCAAATCGCCAGTTCTCTCTTCTCTCTTCTATATGTGTGACTGTTTTAACTTGGCATCTATAAAGTTTGTGTTTCCACTCAAAGATTACATCGGCATGGGATGTATGAGGCATTACTGTAACGGTGTCTGATTCTCTCGCCAGAACTGAGCAGGTTAAGTATTCTCCACTCCTACCTATTCGCTCCGTCTTGCGTGTCATTAAATGTTTTCCAAGTTATACCTCTTTCAGCTAATAGCTTCTTCATATATTTAGGTTGTCTATTAAACGCTGCTTTTTGGAAGGCTTCTTCATTTATCTTATTTGCTTTTATGTAATCGTTAGCTGAACTTCTTATCCCTTGTAAAACTTTTCTTAGTATTAGTTCTTTTTCAGCATTAGTTTTAGATTTATAAAAATCAGATTGAACTAAAATGCCTATTTCATTTTCAACTTTCTTTCCCATTAACCTAGCTCTTGTCTGATCTACAATAGTGTTACCAGAGTAAGGTAATATATCTCTTCTTTTAAATCCTAATCTATCAAACTCTCTTTCTGCTGCATTCTTTTCTTCTCTAACAGTTGCACCAGTAAGCTGTCTTACTAAAGGTGCTGGAGCATCAATGCCAGTAAAAGGTATCTGTACTGTATCTGGTCTTCCAGGATTAGCCTCCCTTGTTGGTGACTCTGATTCTGGGAAATTTTCTTTTACAAAGGGTATATTTGTTTTTAATTGATTTGCTGTATCGGTTAAGAACTCACCAGTTGGGACAGGCCTTCTAAATTTTTGTCCTTCAAAATCATCATCTGCATAAAATCTTATACCATCTATAAAGTCACCAAACATTCTTACTGGTGTTAAATAACCACCAAGAACATTAGAAGTATAATCAGAAAAAAACTTATTAATTTTTTCTTCCGTATCTAATTCAGACATTCCATCTATAACATTTTGTACTAACTGAATACTTGCACCAGCTCTAAACTGTGCGCCTGTTAATCCTTGTAAAACATCTTTGGCATCTGGGCCGCCTCTTCCACTTTCACTTCTTACAATCATGTCAGCAACCAAAAGGTATGGTGTCAATGGAAAGTATGGCCTCATATCTACTGTTTTTCCAGATGATGTTTCTACCTCATACCACTTGTGATCTTCTGATCCTTTTCTTTTCATCTCTACTGCTGTAAGCAGCAAGGTAGTTCCTACTACTGCTTGAGATAAAGTTTTGTAATCACCAGCTTTTAATTTAGCAATCTCTTTGGGAGTTAATAGAGAAGCAAATCCTGCTGGACTGTGCTTAAACTGGAATGCAAGTGCATTAGCTATAAACCTAGGAAAAGGTATTACACCAGTTAAAAGAAATGGTGCTTTATTAACAACATCAACAATACCTTTAGCAATAGGTATTTCTGGAGTTTTTGAATAAGTAAAATACAAAGCATCGTCAACTGCTTTTTCTATATCAGCCTTGTTTACATATTTTAAAAGATCATCACTTATACCAGCTTCATTTATATCTATTCCCTTTTTTAATAAAACATCAGTAATAGTGTTTGCGAATATTGCCCTCCTATACCAGTAATCTTGCATCCTATTAAATACATTTAGTCCATCAGTAACTTTTTGACCAACTTTTAATACTCTAGCAGCATTAGCTGTTTGTGATGCGTCTGTTACATCTGAAGAATATCTGGTATATAAATTTTCTGCATCATTAACATAATGTTTAGTTAATAAGTCTGTTAAATCTTTGGCTTGTTTTTTATTTTTTGTTAAATTTAAAATTAACTCAAATGATCTAGCATAATTAACAGGAACTTCTTCAGCACCAAAAGCCTTTCTTACAGGATTGAAAGTTTGCTTTAATGTGTTGTCAAATAAATCTATTAATGTGTGCATACCAACCCTACCAAACTGTGCTGAGTTGTTACGCATTGCTGTAGATATTTGGCTAACCAATAAACCCCTTCTTATGTTGTCGGCTTGTTTTATGAAACTAGATACCTTTGATGTCCAAGTTTCTGGCTTTGCTGTCTTGCCTATTTTTTCTGATAAATTTGCTATTGCCCTACTAACAGCACTAACTTTTTGCATACGTCTTGCGGAGTCTGCAATACTTCCTCTAAATAATTGTGATAATTCTTCAAAAGTAATATCGTTTCTTTTTAATACAGGCTCTAATTTTTCACGAGCAACAGGATTTTTTTCTGCTTGAAATAATACCTCTTCCAACTGATCTGATATTCTTACATTTGGATTTCTTGGTATTTGCAAGTCATCCATTATCTTAACACCAACTTCAACCAGTCTATTGTTAAGGTCTACTGTTGTATCAGTTTGAAAGTCTTTGCCATCTGGAGTATCAATAACATCATCTGCTTTTACCTTATTAATGTTACCGCCTTCTGCTGCTACAAACTCATCTGCTAAAGCATCTTGTTCTTTATAGAAAGATTTAGGTTCAATTGGTCTTGGGTCTATTCTATTATTAATAACATCATCGTAAGCAACAAGGACTTCTTCATCAGACATTCCTTTATAGTTAATATTGTTATCGTCTAAAGTTTTTCTAAGTTCTATTGCTTCCTCGGTTTTTCTTTCCCATTCACTTAATAGTAATTGGTCATCTCTGTGAACAGTATCATTTTGTAGGTCTTCAAGAATCTCATCTCTAAAACTTGGATTTTCTCCAGCAAAAGTCTGTGATTGGTTATAAAAACCGTCTTCTTGCATTTTAACTTGTACGTCATTCAGCTCTGCAATAGATTTTATGGCAGCATTGGGATCGTCTTGAGAAGTTACTTTAAATTTTCTTTGTGTATTCCCTCTATAATCTTCAAATATATCTTTTAATTCTGAATCAGCATCGTCTGATATTTTACCAATATAATCTCTAGCAGTTCTTATTTTTGGTTTTACAGGTTTTTTCAGTATCTCTGGAATATTAGTACCACGTTTAGGTGTTTCTACTTTAGGTGTTGCAAGTTTAAAATTATCTAAAGAGTCTTGTTTAATAAAAAATTCTTTTAATTTATTTGCAGTATTTTTTGGATTATCATAATCAATTTTAAAACTTACTCTACCACCAAGGATTCCATAATCCTCTGGAATATTATTAAGCTCTGGTGAAACAAATCCTTGCTTAGCACTTAACTTTGGAACTCCCTCAACCTTGACTGGGTCAACCCCGATTTTAATTAATTCATCATCAATCTGTTTTTTTATATCTACTTTGGGTGCAACAACCTCTGGTGTAACTGGAGTTTCTACCCTTGGGCCAACCATGTCTATTGGGCCAACGAATTCATCTGCTTGTACTGGTACTTTGTTTTTATTTTTTACAAAAGAACTACCTCCACCTATAGTTCCACCTAACACTCCACCTAGCCCAGCTCCAAATAATGCTGATTGTCCAGACTCACCAAAGTCAAAGCCTTCTCTTTGACCAGACATTATTCTGGTAGACTGTCTTAATGCATTATCAACGGTAGAATAAGTAGCACCTTCTATAGCTCCAATCTTTGCTCCTTGCTTTGCACCCTCTTTAACAAGTTCTTTTATACCTTGTTTTGCTGTTTGTTTAGCACCCTCTCTTGCAACAAGACCAGCTCCAAGTGTTCCTATACCAACATAAGTAGATGGATCAAACGCAAGTCCTTTTATAAGTCTACCAGTACCAGCAACACTTTTTTTCTTGTTGTCATACATATCCATCAAGGTAACAAAGTCTTCTCGTTGTTGTTGGTTTGCATTCATTCTTAAATCAAGAGCTTCTTTACCCATCTTAGGTATATTGTAATTAAACCAACCCATATATCTTAGGGCATAGTCCGCATACTCTTTATCGGAGTTTAGTTTTTTAGGTTTGCTGTCTTTTTTAAAACCAAAAGTTCTGCCTTCATTCCATTCGTAGATACTTTTAGCAGATCTAATCCATTCTGGATTTTCTTTTAATTCTGCTTCAGATAATTTTTGCGGAGAACTGGATTGCTCTAAAGGAACAAGTTTAGGTTTGTATTCTTCTATAGGAACTAATTTATTTTGTTTAGTTTCTTTAGGTTTGTATTCTTCTATAGGAACAAGCGGCATTTCTATTAATCCTGGAACACATATTCTTTACCATCATTCACATATACTTTTTTGCCATCTTCATTTGTCCTTACATAAGAATATGTTTTTCCATCTTGAATAATATCTTCATTGGAATTATTTGAAAGATTAGAATTACCTCCAATTAATGAAGCTGCGATTGCCTCGTTAATAGACATAAACCCTTGTTTGTTTATATAATCATTATAAAAATCTCTTTCTTGTTGAGTTAAATTAGGACTGTCAATAGTCTCATTCATCACAATGTTTTTAATTCTGGCAGCATTTTCTTTATATATATCTGCTTCTGATTGTTCTTCTTTTACTGTTACTTCAGGAAATACTCTTTTGCCATTATCAACAAAATATCTATGACCATCTTTCGCTACAAAAGATTCTCTTTGTTTTGCATCTGGTAAATCAATACCAACATTTTGTCGGTCAACTATTCTTTTTTGATCGGGACTTAACAAATTATATTGTCTATCATAGGCCGCTTTCCTTTCATCTTCTTTCTTTTGTGCATCTAACATGGCTGTTCTTTGCATAACACCAGCAGAAGGATCTCTACCTTTTAATACATCTGAAAAAGCTAAAAGCATATTACCTATATTTTGTTGCCTATAAGGGTTTTTAGGTTTTGGTTGAGGTAAATTCATAGAGTTTATTTGTTGATTGGTTTTATTAATATCATCAAACAAACTGTTAGTTCCAAAAGGATCTAATTTGTTATTATTAAAAATTGACATTAATATCTCCTATCACTTAAATAAATTTGTAAAAAATCCGCCCTCACCAAACCCACCACCCATAGCGGCACTTCCAAGTAAACCAGCAGCTCCGCCTAAGTAATCGCCCATGCCTGGCTTGTAACTATTAGATTGATTAGTCTGTGTAGGCAACGCACTAACACCTTGAGCCAATAGACCAAGTTGCTGTGGGCCATAATTTAATGCTCTCGTAAACTCGCCATATCCAGCATCCATGCCTCTTTGCTGTAGTCCTTGCTGTTGTGAACCGATACCAGATAACATTCCTAAGTTTCTGTATTGGTCGCTTAATTGTCCACCTAATAAACCAGATTGGAATTGTCTGTTTTGCATATCTCTGCTCATGTCTTGTCCAGCTAAACTTGTAGCTCTATCAAAGCCTTGTGAACGTAAGCTAGATGCAAGATTACCAGCTCTATCTGCAAAGTTTCTATTTGTTTCTGCTTCTAATAATGCTGAACGTGAACCACCAAATGCACCTCTTCCGATTGCTGCATCTTGGTCACTTTGTATTTGCATTTGTCTTGCTCGGTTTAAATCACCAAGTGAGTTATCAATGACTTGTTGTTGAAACGGATTTTGATATGCACCTATATTTGCATCTAATAAACTTGGTGCTGATTGGGTTGCTAAAGTATTAATTCTATCTCTTGGATTGAAACCCATAGATTGATTAAACATTCCTCTTGTTGCATCAAATCCTGCAAGTTGGTCTGGGTTAAATCCAGCTACTCTTGCCCCTGTATATGGAACAAAAGGTTGTTCAGCTATACCTTTAGCCCTACCATAAAGGTCTTCATAGATAGCCATTTGTGTTGGATCAGTTGTTGTTGAAGTTGTGCTTTTTCCTTTACTCATAATTCTTTTCTAACCAGATATTCTTGGTCAAAGCCAAGATGTTTTATTTTTCGTAGCCAGCCTTTACGACCACCACCATAAATTCTTTTGCATCCGAAATGTTTTGCAAATTGTTCAAAGCTAGGCATCATTGCTTCTAGCTCTCTGTAGTCACCACCACAGAAAAGTAAGTTCATTACCTTTACTCTGGGATATTCTACAAACTCTGTTATCATTACAGAGTTCTTACCAGGCCATATATGAAACATTCCTTGGCCTATTTTTTCTTTAATATCAGTTAAATTATACATATCTTGGTGCTTTAATGCACTAATAATATGATGCTCTAACCTTTCAAACTCTACTTCCCAGTCTTCTTTAGACTGTTGTGGAGGTGGAGAGTGTTCCGTTGTCTGCGACACTAACCTTATATTTTGTTCCATTTGGACTCACCAATACTAACTCGGTAGCATCGCCACCATTTATTTGTATTCTTTCACCTTTATTAAAAGTAATACCCGTTTGATATTCTACTTCTGATATTAAATAATTTAAGTAATTTGTATCAAAGCTCTCACCTGGTCTTGTAAGTGTTTTTCTTGCCACTATCTACGACCTCTGTTTCTTAAATCTAATCGTATATTACCAACCTGAAATTGTTGATTGGTTGTGCCAGTAACTTTCATACGAACTTGTCTGGCTGTAAATCTTGCATCGGTGTATCCATCACTATTAAAAGTAAAGTTACCAAAGTTTGTTTCTGCTCCGAGTGGTGTAAATCTTCCTGTAAAACTTATAGTTACACCAGGTAATGTATTTGCTTCTTCATCGGGCAGTATTTGATTACATTGCACATAGTTATCACCGTTACCTATTTCGATAGGTCCTGATTGTGCGTAAGGAACTGCACCACCTAAATTCTCTGAATTACTTAATGTTGTACTATCGTGCTGATAAACATTACCACTTGAATCACATGCAATCGGATAATCAAAGACACCTTGATCTATCCAACATCCTCTATCCATCTGACCTATTGACCAAACATTATCGACATAATTCCATATCACATATTTGTTTGGTGTTTGCTGTGAGTCTCCTGTTGGGAAAAACCACCATATCTCATTAAAGTTAGAGTTGTGACCACCGCAAGAAATACGTCTATATTGATAGGTAAGATTATCAAAAACGGTATCACTTACATCACACTTAATTTCTTTAACCGAACCATCAAATACAAAGAAAGAGTTTTCACCCATCCATGCTAAGAAGTTACCAGCAGTAACAGTCGTTCTTGGACTTACAGCTTTACAGTTAGTACCAGCATCTTGTATGCCATATATAAAAGGAGAGCCTGTGTAATACATTCTTGCAATACCTGTATCGGTAAAGATGATGACATCTGTTTGCCATTTAATAGCACTTAATGCTGTACCGCCTGTTGGTATTTGTAAATCACCAGCAGTGTTCGTTGCTGCGGCTGTCCATGTAGTGCTTGATTCTCTGGATGACCATTGTACCTTTCTTGGGTCTCCCCCTGCTCCTAGAGCCACGACATGACGTTCATTGGTTACTAAAATACTAGAACAGTTAGTAGGAGAGTTTGCTAGTTGCGCTCCTATTGTAGAAGGTGAAGAAGGCGACCATTTATAAATCTTGCCATCACTTGCACAACAGAAAAGTAAGTCTTCACCGAAGTTATCAAATGACCATGATTTAGAATCAAAGAATAATCCAGACTGTGACCTAGCATCACCGTAGTCTTCTACGTCATAGTGATATGCACCGTAGCCAAGTGGGTCAGTTGATTGGTCAGAAACAAAACCTGATGGAGTTATGTCATACCAAGTTCCATCATGGTTGACATAAATCTTTTGTCTTGTTCCTACCGCTAAAACTTTTTTACCAGAATTAGTAATGTATGCAAACATTCCTGTAGGCGTACCTGTTAAAGCTGTTTCTCTTATTTTTTCCCAACCGCCAATAGGTCGTAAATAACCATTTTGAAAACGAACTAAATCGCTGTCAACCCAGCGACCTTTGTTACTGTAATCAGTTCCGTTAGTTGCAACACCAGCGGGAGGGGTGATTGGCAACAATGGCATATTAATTCTCCAATGCTTCTACTTTAGCTTCTAAAGTTTCTATTTTTGTTATTGCTTCTTGTATTGTTTTAATAAGAAGTGGAACTAATTTAGATTGATCTATACTTTGATAAACTGGCACATCTTTACTTGAATGCCATGTTGAATTATCAAGATATATTCCATCTGCTTTACCTTGTGTCCATTCTTCTTCTGTAATTCCTTCTGCCGCTATATCGCCTACTGGATTTAAAACTACATTTGTTTTACTTTCAGTAGCATCTTTTGTTCCAATAACAGCTTGTGGCACAATACTTGAAACTTCATGTGCTAAAAAACCATCAACAGTTGTATCTGCGTCTGCTTTAAAATTAAATCTTGCTGGTTTAAGTTGTTTTAATCTTGTCGTTGCATCCCAATTATAATTTACATTTTCTTTTAATCTGTAATCAGATGAAGTGGCATAAGTTGTACTAGAGCCACTTGTGTGAATTTTACCTACTTCTCCATTACCATTAAAAAATACAATTAAATTTTGATTAGTAGTTCCAGGACCACCAAATTTACTTGCAGAATTAGAATCAGCAAGTTGAATACCACTAACACTACTACTTGGTGCTTGTGTACATTGAATAAACACTTTTCCAGCAGTATCTATTCTTAGTTTTTCACTACCTGCTACTCTAAACACAAAAGGAGCAACATTTGATGAAGCGGTAGTATCTAATCCAAAAAAACCATCATCATCATCGAGAAAGAACTTAACCCTTCTACCATTTGAACCTTCCATTACATTTAACGTAAGAGCTACTTCATCATTGTTTGTTGTTGAGCCAACTACAAGATTTTTATTTACTGTCCCTGATGTAGTGGCATCAGTAGTACCTATTAAAACATTAGATGTAGAATTAATACGCATGGCCTCAGTTAAAGTGCCTGAACTATTTTTTGTTGAAAATACTAAATTACCTGAGTTGCTTGTTGTTTCTACTTCGTTGCTTGAATGAATTTGTGCTGTAGGTATTGCTTCTCCACCACCGCTATTATTTCTTCTAAATTGTAAAGCAGAAGCAGCTGTACCAGCTCCACTTCCATAACCATGACTATTATTTAATATTAAAGCTGTTTGTGTTCCTGAACCACTTACAGAAACATCTAATTTAGCTGAAGGCGAAGAGTCACCAATTCCAACAAAATTAGCTGAAGAATCTACAAATAAAGTACCACTATCCCAGTTTAAATCTCCAGTACCACCTGTAAGAGATGTAGCTGATAGAGTTGTAAAAGATCCAGCTGCTGCTGTAGTACCACCAATGACAGAACTATCAATGACTGCTCCGTCTAGGTTTAATGCTATTGAAGTACCATTGGAAGCAAAGATTGCATCAAGTGTATCGAGGTCAGCGTTTAGCTTTGTTCCCCAGGTATTAGTAGATGCGCCTACTTCTGGTTTGGTTAAATTTAAGTTTGTTGTAAATGTGTCTGCCATAATATTCTACTTTGTTAATTTGGACTTGATCCAATCAATCCATTCTGGTTTCTTTTTATTAATTATAAACCCAATAACCACTATCAGGATAATTATTTCAATGATTGTCTCCATGTTGCAATCTATGTTTTAGGATGTGCAGATTTAATTTCTGCTATTTTATCCGCCCAAGTTGTCGTTCCATTTACAGAATCCCAATACTGCATGTCTAGTTGATCTTCTATACTAGGATAGTTTTCTATTCTTTCTCTAGCGTATTCTTGATTATCCCAATCAGTTTGCAACTCTATAATTTTTGCATCTATTTCTTCATCTGTTGGTTTATCATCAATGTCTTTTAACCATCTTAAAGTTGGTGTTCCATCAATATCTTCTACGATATAATCTATTCCAAATTCGTATTCTGGTTTTAAGTTATGTATTGCTGTTGCTATATCCATTTTTTCTCCTGTTATTATGATTCTATTTTTACTATGTACATAAATGTTTTTTGTTCACCTCTGGCAATATCTAAAGTTGTTGTAGCAGCAAAATTACTAAGCCTTGCTCTAAAGTCAATTACATCTCCTTGAGCACAATCAACTACATAGTTAAACATTGATTTATATCTGATTACGTCTGTAGATACAGATTTGTTAAACACTTCGTCATATTGTAATGATGAACCATTTTTATAGATGTACACATATAAAACCTGTAAAAGATTAGCTCCTGTGGTAAAATTAGCACTATTAACTTGACCTAAAAATAAATATTTACCTGCTGATGGAACTGTATAATCGTTATTAGTTGTACTAAAAGGTGTCCCAGTGTTTCCAAAAATTACTGTGTCATAATTTAGTTTTACTACTGAGTTTCTACCAATGTTTTGATTACTCCAACTATTATGTAAATAAATAGAAGTACCGCCTGATAAAGTAGAACCACCGCCACCTCCACTTACAGTTGAAAATGATAATGTTCCTGAACCATCTGTAGTAAGAACTTGACCATCACTACCATCAGAAACATTAAGTTGTGTTATACCTACAGCATTATCTGCTATTAATTCACTTGGTATTTTTGTATTTGCCATATTTTATTCCTTAATTAACTTAGTGTTTTATAATGCTCATGTGTGTTATTGCATCATAAGTCCATATTGTTGCGTCTGTTGTATGTGCATAGTTAGACATACTAGCTCTAAAATCAATAACATCTCCTTGAGCTAACTCAACAATATCATCAAAAGGAACATTAAATCTTTTGCTACCTGCTGCCTTTATATAGTCTTGGTTCATAGCAATAAGTGTGCTGTTATTTTTATATATGTAACCTGTCAGACTTATAGTGCTGCCACCTGATGTGTTATAAGTGTTTGTAATAATCCTACCTGTAAACTGATATGTTCCTGCTGCTGGTGCTGTATATTTTTTTGTTGTTGTATTAAAAGCACTATCAGAGTTTCCAAATTCAATAGTGTCAAAGTTAAGTTGTGTTGTTGTATTTCTACCGATATTTTGGTCTGAAGCTATAGAAACTTTAGTAACATTA